ACGCCCCCTTGATCGTCACCACTTGTTGATAGGTCTGTCCTGTGACCTTTTTTTGGACGTCCTTCGTTTCCCAGTCCACCGTAATGTCGATCGACAACGCGGTAGCCTTCACCTTGTACGTGCCGGGCGGTGCCCAGACGTGGAGCGTGGACTGGTTGACGTACACCACGTTCCACGTCGGATCTACCTCGAAGGTAATCCAGTCGGCGTCGTCCGTTACCTGCACAACCAGCGGCGAGTAGGCATCAACCTCGACGGGCATGTCCAGTTCGCCGCGTACACTGCCGTCCATCAGCAACGCAAACACCACACCGATTGCCAATAACCTTTTCATCGCCGCTGCTCCTTTCTGTCGATTCCGTAGATTCCGTGGCCTGCCTGTGTCGACCGTCAGCGGTTAATGATCCGGTCGATCAGGTCGAGAATCAAAGGCATCAACTCACGGAACAAAACCAGCAGGCTCGCCCAATCAAAACCGAGCGGGTCATCCAGACATTCCACGAATCCCAACGAAACCGCCTGGGTCGAAACGAAGCCTTGAACCTCTGCCAGCTTGTCCGCGTTCCACGGCAGACACAGGCGGCGGCACAAGGCAATCTCCCGGTCGGAGATCTCGCCCGCTTCCCTCGCATCCTCTACCGACGCCATAAACGCCTCGACGAAGGACCGACGCCTTGCCCGCTTCTCCTCCCGATTCTCCCGTGCCGCTGCCAACCGTTCCCTTAATGTCGCCATCTCCACACCGTCCTTTCTCTTTCTGAATGAAACTAAAAGCCAGCCATCGCGTTTAATCGAGCGGCCATTGCCGCCCGTTGCTTCTTGGACATTCGCCGTGGCTTTCCGGCGTTGTCTTGCTCGCCGTCTTTGCCGAGTACCTTCGACGCCGTCCAAACAGTTCGCTCCTGTGCCGACTCTCCGAGCAATCGGCAGATGCCTGCATAGAGGTCGGCGAAATTGTTTCGGAGTTCCGCAATTATCGCCGCCGTTGACCATTCGGCTGTCCGTTGCATAACCTCGACCTCCTGGCCGTATCCGTCGACCGCAACCAAGGCGAGTTGCTGTCGGAACGCCTCCATCCCCATCGTGTCGATTGCTACGCCGACACGCCAAAACCCAAAGCGGGCGGCGGTTCTCAGGCAGAGTTTTCGCCACTCGCCGTCTCGGAGTTTTTTAACTCGTCCTCCACGCCGTCGCCAACCTGCTGGATCTCGCCGCAGACCTCTCGCACCTTGGCAAGCAACGCCGCCTGGAAGGCCGGGGACGTCTTGCGCCACGCGTCCGTTTGCAGGTCTTCGTCGGACATACACCGGCAGCCTTCCTCGTTGACCCAACAGAAGGCGGCCATCAGTTCGCCAAAGTGGTCCGACCGCCACTGCGCCTCCTCGTCGTTTCCGACCGTCGAGTCCATCAGGTCGAAATACTCGCCCGCCCACATATTCCGCAGCCTCACGGTAACAGGGCCAGGGATAATCGTCGGGTGTGGCGACGGGACTTGAAACTCTCGGTATACCCGTTCCAGGCTCACCGCCTGCATCTGGGCAAAGGTTAAAACCGACATACTCCCTCCTTGCAATGAAAAACGGGACCAGCGGCTACCGTGGGGAGCAATCACGGCACACCGCCAGTCCCGAACTCGTCCTGGTGTCGCTCCCTGACAAGGTGGCCTATTCCGCCTCGCCTGATTCGTCCTCGTCGTCCTCGTCCTCGTCGTCAGGCGGTAGCGCATTCTCGAAACCGACCGGCGTGGACAACGGACGATTCTGCCCTAGTTGTCGACGAACCTCCTCGGCGATGGATTCCACGACCTCGTCGGGCAGTGTCGCCAACACGTTGATAGGCGTGCCGGGCTTGTCGCACACCAGCCCAAACAGAAACGGAGCCAACCCCTGTTCCTTTCGCTCCGGCGTGTCCACGCGGATACGCTTTTGCGGAATCGTCACAGGCACCATGCCGATGACATTTCCGCCGCTGTCGTAGGCTCGTTTCTGTCCTACGTGTTGCTCCAACGTGACGGTCCAGCCGTCAGGTAATTTCGCCGACATAATCGTCTCCCTAGAAATACTGGAAAAACACAACCGCAAAAGGATCAAGCCGCCCGTCGGCGGTTACGATCAGGTTCCGGTAGTGGCAGCGGTAAAGGTCGGCCCTGTATCGCCGGTCCATTGAATCGTCAGCTTGCCTCGCTTCAAACCCGTGCCGCCTGCTGCACCGCCAGGCCATTCCCTCGATACGATGAACCCCTCACCAGCGATTTGTGCTGCCACCGACTCGCCCGACGCCAGCGGGTGCGTGATGGTGATGGTTTCCTCTACCTTCAAGTCAGGCAGCCCGTCCTCGCCGTCAAACTGGATCTCCAACTCAAACTGGTTGAGGGCCGTCAAGTCGCCGGGCATGTAACGCTTGTTGCCCGTCGTTCCGTGGTGGTGTTTTTCCACGACGTCGACCGACTCCTGATGCCCGCCAATGTTCATAATTAGCAACGTGTCGCCTTGCGTTCCGAGGGTCAAGGCAAACCCATGTTCCGTACCAATCGTCATTTCCTCAATCCTCCTGTTAGGACCTAGCAATTCGCAAAACAACACGGCTCCAATACAGAGCCTCGCCCGCGTCGATTGCTCCCTCCTCCGCCGTGTCCGCTATTGAGGCGAAGCACGACTCCACCCACGTCGCTCCCACCGTCTGTCGGCCAACTGCCCTCCACGCGTCGCGGATGGCATTTGCCAAGGCGTCGGCAGCGTCAGGAGACGCCGCAACGCAATACACATGGATTACCTCTTGGTGCAGGTTGTTGTAGCCGGCGTGGTGCAGGTACGTGTCCGACGACACCAACTGCCACACCACAAACGGCACGGACTGTCCCTGCTTGGCGTCGCCCCGATACAACCTCGCCGACGAACCGCTGCCGATCGCTGCCGCTACCGAGCTAATCGACCGCGTAAAGATTGCGAAGTCGCCGTCCCATGTCGTCCATGCCATTAGCCTGCTCCCATGATGCTATCGACGATCCGCGTGGTTTCCTGAACCAGTATTGTCTCGACCTCGTTTTCCGTTTCCGCAATGGCGTCGTCCCGGTACTTCCCGGCCTTGGTTCTGCGGCCGGTCTGGCTCCCCATAAACCAAAGTTCGTGCCCTTCCTCGACCAGATGCAGGTACCTCGCACCTTGCGCCACGTCGCCGCCGACGATTGCCACAAGTACGCCGGAATCGGGATAGTCGATCACCTTGGTAGCCAGCGAGTCCCGCAAGTGCGGAGCACCTCTCTTGCCTACTGGGATCTTCGCCTGCCAAGCCGATCGCACGACCTCGCCTGCCTTACGGACGACCCGCCGCAACACGCCAGCACGGGCAACGGTTTCGAGGCGGGCGAGTTGCGCGTCCACCTTTTTGCTGACCGACTCGTCCCATACCACACTTGGATTGCCCACGACGTCCTACTCCTTGCAATGCAATTGCAGGCACAACGGAGATCCCGACACTCGAAAGTCCTCCAATTGAACCGCGTCAATGTTCAGCGTCCGACCGGCAAATGGTCCTGTTTCGGGTACGAACCTCATGGCTGACGTAATGCCATCCCGATATCGCACCCGGACGACAAACTTGGTCGTTTCCTCAACCTGATGCCCTCGCACCTTCTCGCCGCCGCCTACGCTGATTACCTCGCACCGCACACCACCGGCGAAGGTCGACCACGTCGGCACGGGGTTGCCTGGATCTTCCGATCGGTACTCGATTCTGCCTACGTCCCGCAGGTTAGACATACCTCGCCTCCGCTCCTGCCAAGTCCAAAATCCGCGTCAAGGCGCGCATCATTCGGTCGCCGTCCTTGTACTCGCCTGCCATGCGGTGTTCGTACAGGTACGTGGCGAAGGCAGCAATCGCGCCTCGCCATCGTGCAGGCACGTCGGTTGCCGCGTCTCCAAAGCCGCATGTTATGTCCAGCCACACGGACTCGGCATCGTCGACAGCCGACGGCCAGCCGTATGCTGACTTCGCCGCTACGCGGCCAATGCCGTTCGTCAGCACTCGGTAAATGGACGTGTCGACCGTCTGCTCCGCGTAGTCCGAATCCAGGTAGCCGATCTCCTCTACGCTTTGCAGCGGAGGACAAGGCAACTCGATTATCGACTCCGCAGGAAAGCCGCCGTCGATTACCACGCGGCGAGTCTGGGTGATAAACGCCAGTCCCGAATACTCCTCGACGAAGTCCGTGGCACGGGCAACGATGCCGTCCTTGCCGTCGACGGACAGGAGTAAGGCATCATCCTGGTCGTGGTCAATCTGCGCGTTCCGTTTTACGTCGGACACGGATATCGGCCAAACGACGGCGCCGCCTGACGTTTGGCGGGTCAGGATAGTGGATCGAACTCGCATGGTTTCCTCGGAGAATAAACAGGCGGTCAGGACGATCTGGGACGACGTCGCGGAGATTGTCGCCTCGCAGCGGGCGGGGCTGGCGACTTGGGGGGCGGCACTGGCTGCGACGCCACTTGCGGGAACGGCCTGAGAGGATACGTCGCCGCACCTATCTCCACCAATTCCTTCGCAACAGCAGGCTCAAATCCTGCTACCTCGCCGGTGTTGTATCTCGTCCACGATTTCACAAAAACAACTGGCACCATTTCCGGCATTGGTCTGCCCTTCCTTAACCGAGGAGTGAGGTAACGTCGACAACGCCGTCCTCGTCGGCGTCGCCTGGAATTGTCACGGTTCGCCACTCGCCGTCGCTCACCTGAACGTGGCAACGCGCTCCGACGGGCACGTCGGTAAAATAGACCCAACCCGCCTCGTCGGACGATTGCTGCTCTGCCGTGTCTGACCAGGTGTTTCCGACGTCGCCGTCTGGAATCGCTCCGACCTGCATTGACACCGCAACGCCTGCAACTGGTAGGCGGTCGGAGCCGTGACAGCGATACCGCACGGTGACTGTGTCGGGTTCGGTCGACGGCGTGGGCGTTAGGCGTGTGATTGTGTAGGTCGGATCATCGCCGACGACGGGCGCGGTGAGCGATTGCGTGGTGAACTGGTAGCCGGATTTCCACGCGCGGACGGAGTAGGTGCGGTCCGCGAGGTTGATGGTGATTTGGCCGTCGGCGTCGGTCGTGGAGATCGCCGCCAAGACGCCCGAATCGTACACGCCGACCGTCACGGCTTGGACAGCGGTTTCGTCCTGGTCTTCGATGGTGATCGTGATTTCGTTGGGGCCGGTTCCGGTGCCGACTTCCAAGGCCGCGATGGCGGCGAGAATCGCGTCCTGTTTCGCCAGCGTCGCGTCGCTCGGCGTGATCGCCTCGACTGTATCCTGAATATCCTGCACACTCTCCACAGGATCATGGTCCACGATGAAATGCGAGTCAGGGATTACCACCCCGTCCGTGATGGCTCCGCTGATTGTGAGCGGCGCAGTCTGCTGGTAGGCAGCGTCTGGCACGTCGATTTCGTAGTGCCCGTGTTTCGTCTCGGTCCAGTTTCCGCTGGACAGAGTGATTTGTACGGGTGTGCCGCCAAGCGGTGTGTAGTAGATTTCCAGCCCCGTCTCGTTATACGCCACTCCCGTCCACGGATCGCCTGCGGAGTCGAGGACTCGCACTACTGCGATATTGCCAGTGGAGTCTTTCTGCTTGATTCCCGTCATAGTGAAATGCCTCCAACGGCTTTATGGGCTTGGATGACTTTGGAGAGCTTGGAGCTACTTGATGCCGGGGCAACCGCCAGCGTAGTAACCGTGCGTCTCCGACTTGTGTATAGGGGCAAATAAGTAGATGGATTTTCGCTGGCAGCATTAAGAAATCGGTGCGAATATGCAGTTGTTTGGTGGTCTGAACTGGTGCTGTGATTCTCAAAATTAACGTAATTTGTTGGAGGAGTTGTAGCTATGCTGCCGCGAGAATGATACAGTGCTATCCAAAGATAATCTGCTGCCCCGCCAGTTGGAGTTAAGGCGGGAGGGTCTTGCGTATTTTGCGCAACGGCTGCTTCCACGGTTCCGGCATTTCTAATGGCGACTAAAAACCCATCTTTCCAGTAAGTCCCGACGCCGGTAAAAACTCTGGACAGGCCCGTGGAATATATAGCTGACCACACCTTTCCATATATATTATCGGATGTTGGTGTGGTACTAACAACAGACCAACCGGCAGGGACAGAAGTGGACCCAACCCAGTGAGTCACTATCGCCAGCAGTAAATCACCCTCTTGGGTTCCAGACGGAAGTGGTAGTGTGTACGGTGTAGTGTAATAGCTAATCGCAGACCTGCCGACATACGTTGGAAATGCCATATCACGCCCCCCATGCCGCTTCAGCGGCGGCTATGATTGCGGTTGGGGTTGCTCTGTTGTCTTTTGCTGTTGCGGCTGCGGCGATTGCGTCGTTGACTCGTTGTGCAACAGCGTCATAGGCTTCCTCACGTGCGGCGTCGGCTTCCGCTTCAGCACGTTGAGCGGCAAATTGCTCGACCGTCAAATCCGCCCACGGACGCCCGCCAGCCATCGCGTAGAGTTCCGTGCCGATGGACTCGCCATCAGGCAGAACCGTGGCTATCACGGCGACGATTCCCGCTACTCGCTGCGCAATGTCCACGCGAGTCAGGCGGACGAACTGAGACTGCCCGCCGAGTACGGAAGCGTACCATTCGGACAGGCCAGCTTTCACGTCAGCGTTCCCCGTGGATCGGTACAGGTCGTACAGTACTCCTGCCGATCCGTCAGGAGTCATCAGCCACAGACCACGCTCGCGCATCCACGCGGCTACGTCCGCTGATGGAATGTCGCGTGCGCCGAGCGATTGGAGCATGGCGACGATTTCAGCGTCGGTGCCAGTGAGGCTAAGTTGCTGTGATTTTTGGTATGCGTTCATGTTTGTTATCCTGCAAACATCCAACAGCCGCTTTTGAGTTGCGGTCTGTTTACTCGTCGATCCGATCCCCCGGCGCTGCTGCCTGCAACGCCGGGGGGCCTAACCTTTCACCTTTCACCTCACATCATTGAGGGACGTTTTGCAAGCCGCCGAAGATAGCGGCGATTGCCACGCGTGCCGTATCGGTGCCCGTAGCGCTGAGGTTGGGCGTGGCGTTGATGCGGACATACTTGAGGTCGGCCTTGTCGAGTCGAGCCTCGACCTTCACGGCGTCAGCTTCGGTGCTTCCGCCCGTGTCGCCGGTCAAGGTCATAATCGTGGCCTCCGCAACCAGCGAGGTCCACGTGGACCCGTCTGCGCTGTATTCGACGTCCGCCACAATGACCAGCGTTTTGGCTTCGGTCAGTACCGCCTTTGCGTGGACGATGAAGCAGACCGAGCCGGGGCGACTCGCCAACGCCGTAATGTCCAGCGAGGAACCGACGATTTCCGTATTATCACCTGTGCCCGCTGCCGTCAGGTCGGTAATCGCGGCGGCGGGTTCGACCAACAGATGGTCGCCAATTGCATATCCCAAAGCGTCCATTCCAATTCCCTCCAAGGGTTGAGTTCAAAATCGTGGCAAACAGAAAAAAGGCAGGCAGCCGGTCAGGGCTAACCGACCGACTGCCGATCCTAAGGCGTACTATCAGGCACCCCAGGTCACGCCGGTTAGGACAGCAATCGCCTCGACATGCTTGGGCGCGAAGTCGTGGGACTCGATCGCACGGATGACCGTCTGGTTTTTCGAGAAGGCGGCAACAACAGCCGAGCCGTCGTGGTAGGCTGCCGTGTTGCTGGCGTCGATCGAAATGGATTCATCCGTTGCCAGGATGATTTCCGAGGACTCCACGAAGTAGAGTTCCGACTCCGTTCCACCGCCCAGATTGATCGGCACCTGCGTCGTGGTGAACACGGGATAGCCTCGCAGCATATCGCCGTCCAGTTCGGGCCATGCCCGATTGCCGTTGCTGTCGCGCAGATCCTTGAGGTAGGTCTTAATGCGCGGGGGCATGATCCAGGCGGGTTCGACGAGGTCAACGTCGGAGCCGGTCAACGCCAGTTCCAGCTTGCCCAAGTCGCTGGTCACGGTAGCCAGCGTAGGCGTTGAGGTCATTGTCAGGACATTGGCAGACGGAGCCCAGTACCGCAAACCCTTCGGGGCGACGCCCGTGCCTGCGCCACGGATAAAGGTTACGTCCTCCTTCAACGCCAACGCGCGGATCAACTCATTGCGGATCATGGCATCCGCGCTCGGGTTGCTGATCCGCAGGAGCTTGTTGGACACGGGCACGATGGCGGCCAGTTCCTTTCCTACCAAGGTCAATTGACCACCGGCAAGGCTGGTCGTGGCAATGTTCTCCCCTTCGCCGACGTAGGAGGCCGAGGCTCCCGAGGTCATGCGAGGCACGGTCATGGAACCGTTTACCAATGGCACCGTCGACCCGCCCAGCATCCGACGAATAACCGCCTTCGCCGACAGGAGTCCAATCAAGGTCGGCATGTAGTTAGGAGGCACGACGAACCCGCCGCCGCTAAACGATCCTGCCTCCATCGCGTTGCGGAGCCGTTCGTTGCCTAAGACGTCCGAAGCGTGAGACAAGGCCAACTGGGGGATGCCGCCCGACGCCGCCGCGCACTTGACGAAGTCCGCAATGTCCCTTTCGTTTTGCTCCTTCGTCGGCTCTGCTGCCTCGATCCGCACGTGGGACACGACCTGATTGGTTTGCGCCTGCGTCGCCTGCGGAACCCGGATTGCACCCTCGCGGGCGTTCAGGCTGTTGGCACGATTGAGGCGAGTCTGGACGCCGGAGATTTCGGCGGTCAGTTTGTCGATCCTTTCCTCCGTCGCCTTGTACTCGGTTTCGACCGATGCCAGCCTTTCCTTGATCGCCTTGACTCTCGCCGTGTCCTCTGCGGTCGGGTTCTCCTTCGCCGTCAGCGTTTCCAGTTCGTCCTGTAGACTCTCGGACTCCTCGAACAAGGCTACCGATCGGTCATGCAGGGATGCCCGCTGCCGCTGTTTGTCGGCCAGTTCTTCCGCCGTCTTGGTAACCGTCACGATGCCCAGCCCCATCGAACCGGCCATTGCCAGGCTCAACGGGTCGAGGTATCCAATCGCGCACAGGACAACGATAGACACGACGGCGATGGCGACAACCATCTGTCGCTTGTGGATCTTCCGTTTGAACATACGCCCAATCCTCCTTGGTGTTGAGGTCGGGTCGCTTGCGTTCAGCCGCAATAGAAAACGCCGTGGCGTGCAACCCGACCAAGTGGTGAAACTTGACCCGGTAACACGCCACGGCGTGCAATTTTAGACGCCTCCGACGGGAGGCAATAACTTGATCCAGCCGGAAAGATACGCCGTTGCCAATTGTTTGTCAACAGATTGGCAACCAAATTTTCAATACCGACGAGGCGGGGCCATGTTGCGGCGACGTCCCGAGGCGGAAACGGTCGACCGCTTGACCGTCATTCCCAAGACCTCGTCCACCGTTTTGACGCCGTCCAACAGACCCGCCTTGACCGCTGCCTTCGCGTCCATCATGCGGCCTTGCCCGAACTGCTCCGCCGCTTCCTTGGCTGTCACGCCCCGGCGATCCGCGAGTGCCTTGTGGAACTCTGCCGTTATCGTGTCCACCACGCCCTGTTCGTATTCCACGAAGGAATCGGAGATCGGTTCGTAGGGATTCGACTCTGCCTTCCATTCAGGGTTGCGGATGATCCGAATGTCGATCCCCGCCGCCTTATATGCCTCTGCCCACGATGCCAGCACGACCAGCGTGCCGACCGAACCAGCGAAGCCGCTCGGGATCGAATAGACCTTCTCCGCAGACGTTCCGATCCACGTCGCGGCAGACGCCATCAGCGGGTTGACGATTGCGGTGGACGGTTTGACGTCCCGTGCCTTGAATACCTCGTTGGCGAACTCGGGCAGGCCGTAGTATTCGCCGCCCGGGCTGTCGACGTCGAACAGGATGCGGTCAACTTGATCGTCCGCCAACGCGGCTCGAAACTGACTCCGCAAGCCGGTGATGGACGTCCCTCCAAAGAACCAGCCCCAGAGGGACGCCTTGTATTCAATGGCCCCGGTCACAGGGATGATTGCCACGCCGTTGCGTACCGTCAGGCGAGGCGAGTCCATCGCGGCCAGAACCTTGTCCACGTCGATCCCTTCCAGGGAGATATCGGACGGGGTCAAATCTTGCCGCAGATTGGCCCGCCGCGAATAGCGGGGCAGGTACGAGGCAGCGATTAAAACAGGACTTCCGAACATTCGAGTACCCTTTCTGTCAAACGGGAGGCAAAACCACAGTTCGATCGGCCCACCGTGTCGTGGTGGATGCGACCTTGCGAACAAACTCCGCAGGCGGCGATTCGGCTGCCTGCAACAATTGCTCCCGACTCTCCCGGCAATGCGCGTCGGCGATCGACTTCGCCAAAGCGTCGGGATTTCCGTCAACGCCGTTGGCGTCACACCAGCCGCGTACACCGACGCGCAACGCCTCGGCCAGCGTCTGCGGCCATTTGTCGTCGCCGTAGAACTCGTCCATCCAGGCGAAGAATTTTCGGCTATCCGCCGCAGCGGCCCTCGCCTTGCGTGACTCGACAGCCATAAGGCGATGGTACGCCTCGTTCAGCACTTCGGCTGTATATCGGGCGTAGGCGGCGTCAGCGGCGTTTCCGTCTGTTGACACGTCTCCGCAGCCAACGCCCGCCAGCGCTGCCTTCTCGCTCGCCTGCGAGGACGTCTGCGAGGACGTCTGATTGCCTTGCACTAAGCCCGCTATCATTTTAGCCAGGGTGGTGTAATTCAGCGGAGCAATAGGCTCCGACCCGACGCCATTCGGGTGCGGATTCAGGTTGTGGCGCCGGCGGATCTCGTCTACCGTCAGGACGCCCCATTGTTCGTACAACGTGTCCGCCTTGGCTTGCGTTTCGGGATCGCCGCGCAGCAACGCCTCCAGCGCGAACTCCAACAGGTAGCGCTGGTCGAAGGCTGACAGTTCCACGCCGTTGATAGCCGTCCGAAGTACCTGCGAGTTGATGGCACGCTCCCACCGGACGCAAAGGGGGCGGATCGACAGCATGACGAAGCACCGGATCATGGCGTCGACCGAGGAGAATTTGAATTCGTCGTATATCTGAACAATCGCAGGGGGCACGTTCCACAGACGGCACAGTACCTTCGCCTGCCATTGTCGAGTGCCAAGGAACTGCGCCTGCTCAGGCGAGACCTCTATATTCTGCCACTCGGCTCCCTCCCACAAAACGCCAACCTTGTTCCAGTTGTCAATGCCGCCGTGGATGCGATTGATATCCGATCGGAACTCATCCCGCCGATCCTTGTTCTTGATGAACCCTGGGTGCCGTACCACGCCGTTCGGTCGCGCCCCGTTGCCGAACCACGTCGATCCGTACCGCTGCGAGGCAATGTCCAAGCCGAGTTCCTGCATGGCGTGCGCCACGACGCCGGGAGCCAGCACACCGTCCTCGCTGTTGAAACCGACCACGTTTAGCATGTCGCGGGCAGGCACGGTGTAGAAGGTGTACCCGACCGGATTGCGCCTTGTCGCTTCGTCCAGGTATACGTGGTATTCCAGGTCGCCGTTGTCGTCCACCCAAGGGCGAACCCGCGAGGGATGTACCGGCCAGAGTCCTATCGGGCGGTCGCGTCCATCGCGTTGTATCTCGGCGAAGGCGTTGCCTCGATTGACTATTCGCACGGTGCCCTGGTCGTAAAACCCCGTGGAACCGACACACCGCCTCGACGGGCAAGGCGTATCGTGCAACAGGTTCCAGGCGTCCGTATTTGACGCCCGCTGCCTGACGCCGTCCTCCTGATCCCGATAGACGATCGGTGGCAGCGTTGCCAGCGTTTCAGCCAAGGCCCGCGTGCAGGCGAAGGCCGTGGCACAGTTCATTGCCTCGGCATGGTCAACGTGAACTCCCGCAACGGTCTGGCCGCCTGCGAGGTTTCGCCAACTGCCGACATTCACCGTGGACCAATCGCTGTCTGTTACCTCGGCAGCGACGGGCGGCGAAAACAACCCCGACAACCAACTCATATCCCGTCCTCCTTCGGCTCCCTGTTCGGCTTGCTACGCCTTGCCAGAATCGACAGACCAGAGGCCGTCACCAGCGCCACACCGACAAACAGAACCGACGCCTCGACCGAATGTAGGCGTCCAATCGCCCAGGCGATCAATCCGGTGCCGGCCAGCATTGTACTGCCGTCCGTCCATCTGTCCACGACACTTAACCAGCGTTCCATGCTTTCTCCTCAATCCCACATGCCCGAAATGGAATCACCGCCCAACAGCGATGGGTCATTCTTGATCGCCTCCAAAGCCGCAGCGGACCCCATAACGCTGGCGACCATGCCGTCAATCTTCTTGACGTCGTCTCCGGTCGGCTTGACCAGAATCCGTCGACCGTTCGGATACTCCTTGACCGTGACATGCCCTGCCTGCCAATCGAGGACACTGTGGCGAGGGTGCAGGATCATCGCCTGCAGGACGCGTCGCTCGAAGGTGACGATTGGCTCGGACATTGTGCCAGAGTTTTGCGGGAACTCGATTCGGTCAATGCCTAGCTCCTCTTCACACCATTGTGTTATGTCCTCACAGTAGGTCCGGTCGTAATAGATCCCTTCGACCTGAAACCTCTCGCACAACCAACGCAAGGTCGCCTTGAGGTATCCGTCCTGAATTACCTCGCCGGGAATGAGGTTCAGTTCGCCTCGCGCAGCCCAACCGAGGAAGTCCGCGTCCTTCGCCCGGGCCTTAGCAGTCGCCTCGGGCAGCCAGAAAAATGGATACTGGTACAGGTCGATGGAATCAGGGCAGCCCGTTTCCGGGGCCTCCTCGTCCGCATACGCCTGAGCGCCGCAGAAGGCACAGACATTGGTGCCGATCTCCTCCACCCATTGCCAATCGTGTCGATCCGACGCCTCCCAGAAGGTTGCCACAATCGAGGTCATGTCCTGCGTTTTGGACTTGTCCAGGGACAGGACGCAACTACAGCCGTCCCATTCCGACAACTCTCGTCCCGTGTGCCCGCGTTCCCAATCGCTGATCCGCAGCCACGGCGACGCGGTGCGTGCCCATTTATTGCAGCGGTACATCAGGAAGGAAATCATGGTACGGATCGACAGCTTGGATCGGTCGTAATCCGTGAGAAACTCCTCCGGGTCGATTGTATGGCCCCAGGCTGGATTTGCCCTCTGTCCGTACCCTATCGGGTCATTGGCGAAGTCGTCGGGCGACAGGTCTTGCGGAATCGAGTAGTCCACAAACAACAAGGCCAGATCCCGCACGGTCCCGGCTTGCACTCGCTGTCCATAGTCATACCGTTCCTTGCCGTAGCAATCAGGATCGTCGCCTGCCGTGCTTACCTCGACCTTCAAAGGCTCCGCTCGACTGATCCCGGCCCGCCCGATGCGCTCCATATACTCGCGGTCGACGACGTGTACCTCGTCGACAAGCAGGCTGCCATTGAGTCCTTCCTTGGCCTTCTGGTGACTTTTGCTGCCTGACGACAGCGGCAGCAGGATCGACCGCGTCGGCGTGTAGGTAATTTGCATCTTTTGGAGATTGATAACACACTCCTCGTCCAGTTCCGGCGACTGCCGAATCATCTCCAAGGCGTGTTGTCCGACGATGCCTCGCGCCTGCCCGCCGTCCTTTGCAGCCACAAACACCTTCTGCCCGGGCTCCCCTTCGCCAATCAGGATATACAAGCCGAGCGCGGCCAGCGTCGGAGACTTCTTATTCTTCTTTGGAACCCAGATCGACGCCTCGGTAAACCGACGTATCCAACGCGCGTACCGCTCGGAAAACTTACGCCAGCCGAACAGCCGCATAATTACCTCGTACTGCCAATCCACCGGCACGCCATCCCAATAGTCCTCGGCATACCGCTCCGCTCGGGCGACGGCAAAGTCCTTCGCCTGCTCCGAATCCCAGCGGTCGTGAATAGGCCAGTCCAGCGACACGCCATGCTGTCCTCGCAGCCGCAGCGGGTGCCCCGCGAACTCGCCTTCGTAAAGGCGGCAGTATCGTTCAATCCACCAGACAGGAAACGCCCCACCCTCCCATTCATCGTGTACCACCTGGAAGCGATGCCCCGCAACCGCTGCCCGTATATCGTTGGCGTTTCTGCACCATGCTTTCGTGGTTTCGTCGACCTTGCGCCACACGGCAACCTCTCGGCGCAGGAGACATTCCTTTGCCAGACGATCCACGTCCGTCAGACTGTTCAGCAACCGCACCATCGCCTACCCTCGGATTCTACGTTGGACACCGCCTTCACGGCGCACGTTGCCGATATTCAGGTCCGCCATCAGTCGGGCACGGGACGCGGGTGTCAGACCGAGTTCCGATGCCAGGCGAACCAACTGCTCCGTGTGGTGCCGCAGTTCAACGGTGATCGGGTTCCGCTTGAACTCCACGACCTTTTCGATGATTTCCTGGCCTTTTTCGTTCAGCCCTTTGCGGTGTTCGGTTCGAGCCAACACGATTGCGGACTTTGCCTGCGCCTTCAGTACCTTTCGCCAGTTCGCATACACCGCAACAAAAGCCTCCAAGGAAACCGCCGCTGCCACGTACCCCAAGCCGTCCCGTTCCATACGGTCGCACACCGCGTCCCAGTACCCCAGGCAATCAGGGTCGAACTCCAACAGGTAGTCAGGGCACGTCGGACGCTCGCCGCGAATAGGTAGCACGGCGGCAACAGGTCCATGCCTGTCCTCGCGGTGCGTTCCCTTGAGGACGTGTAACTCGGGCGGCTGCTTCTTGCGTCCCTGGCCGGGACGGTTACCTTTGCGTATCGCCATCTGCCTATACCTCGATCAATCGCAGGAACTCGGCTCGGACTTCGGTGTGCTGGAACGACCCCAATAGCGTCGACGTCACCATATCGCCATGACAGCCGACGCCACGCATGGACATACAGGAGTGGTGCGCCCTGACTATCACGCCGACGCCTTGCGGCTGTAAGTGTGCCATGATGGCGTCGGCGACTTGGGAGGTAAGTCGCTCCTGTATCTGCAACCGCCTCGCGTAGCAATGCACCAAGCGGGGAATCTTGGACAGACCGACAACGCGGTCATTTGGCAGGTAGGCAACGTGGGCAATGCCGTGAAACGGTAGGATGTGGTGTTCGCACAGGCTATGGAACTCGATGCCTTTGACCACTACCATTTCGTCAATGTCCTCGCTAAAGGTCCGCGACAGGATCGCCCGTGGGTCTTCTCGGTATCCCCGCGTCAACTCAGCCAACGCCTTCACGTATCGGCGTGGCGTGTCCGCCAAGCCCTCGCGGTTCACATCCTCGCCGACGTATTGGAGCAACCGCGTTACCGCGTCTGTCGGTGCGTGGTCCGTCTCCCACGGAAACCGAACCCAACCGGTTATCAAGGTCGCGTCCGGGGCAAGGTCGGCAGGACTGTGCGGCTTGCGGTACAACGCGTCGACCTTGAATCCTCGCTCCGCGTAAGGCTGCAAGGTTCTGCCGCTGTCCACCAAATCGTCGACCACAAGGCAATCGCCTTTCGGTTGGGTGACAAGCGGCAGATCCCAGATCCCCGCCAGATAGGACGCCACAATCGCACCGCCTGTCGGCACGCCGAATAAACAGCGAGGCTTGCGGCTACGTTGAACCAACGCGTGACACCTCTCCTGCACGCCGCTCCACGTTGCCTCAAATACTACGCCAGGCGCAACAATTGGTGGTTTTGTAAGGACAGACGCCATCCAGGATTCTCCTTTACCAACTGGACGCACCACTCCAACGTGTCGCGGTGCAGTTTGCCATCATCAAACCTCGGCGAAATAAACCGAGCCAACACTCCTCGCAACGCGGGGCGCGGGATGCCCTGCCCGTAACCCCGAACATAACGCAACTCGTCCGCGCGTTGGATCTTCACCGTATGCTCCGCGCCTTTCGGCGAGCAAGACACGTAATCCACGTGGGCATCGTCTGGGATCTCCTTTGATCCGTTCGTTTCGATCGCCACGTACCAGCCATCCTTCTTGAACGCCGAACACAACTCCGCGTCCAATTGCAACAACGGCTCCCCGCCTGTGAATATCACCTGTCGGCAATGTTCGTGCGCGACGTGCCGAGCAAGGTCGACAATGCCTGCCGCCGTTCGTTTGACGTGGCTGTTAAATTCCGTGTCGCAAAAGTCGCAGGCGAGGTTACAGCCTGCCAGCCGAACAAACACGACCGGCAGCCCGAACCGCTCGCCTTCGCCTTGCACGGAATAAAAAACGTCATTGACCGCGTACACCTTCGACACGTCAGCCTCCTTTCACCGTTGCCCAACAGTTCTCCGTTTCCCAGACGGTCACGGACTCGACCGTGAACATGGGAGGCAGCAAAGCCCGCGATATTTCCATCAGGATTTCGGCCATGCGCTCGGCGGTCGGGTTGCCGTCGAATATCCACAGACGGTTTCGACGCACCACGAGGAACTGGCACAAATCATCGTCCAAACGATTGACCAGAAACGCATGGTCCCAATTGTCGTCAATCCACGATCCGACCTTGTCCTTGATGACCGAGAAGTCCACAACGCGTCCGACCTCGTCAAGATACGGCGCAGATACCTCGATTTCCGCCACGTAATTGTGTCCGTGAATATGGGCGCAGCCGCCGTCATGCCCGACCAGTCGATGCCCTGCGCAAAACGTCAGCCGACGCGTTACCGTTACCTTGTCCATCGCAAAATCGCCTCCGCTATGTTGCGGGCATTATCACGCCATCCTTCCGTGATATGTGCCCAGGTTCGCGACCACATACCGACGCCGCCATCGACGATCCTCGCCGCTTCCTTTACGTCGTTCCAATGGGACAACGCGGGAAGGTGATCGTAGGCAGGATGGTAGCTGACCAACGGATGAAGTCCGTAGGAAATCAGGTCATGTACCGCGTAGGCGGCAATCTCCGAGCGGGCAGAACTCCACGCGTAGCCTCCGACGTGGTATGCCAGTTCCCGCAATGCCTGTTGGGACATTCTTGGCATGACCTCGACATTCAAGCCGTCCAGCCGGTTATCCGTTCTGGCTGCCTCGTCCGTTACGATCAATCGGAAAGGGAGGCCCTGCCTGCGAACCTCGCGGGCAAAATCCGCAAATACGTCGTTCCCTTTGTCGGGAGCCCAGCGGTGCGCGTAAATTACCGCCTTGGTTGGCTGTCGATCGGTTCGGACCCGGGACAGTTGCTCGGTGTAGGGAAACGGCAACGGCGACAATTGGCAAATGGATCTGGGAGATTCCGAACACTTGACCGCCTCCGATACCCACGGGGCATGGGTATAGATTTCCGAGAACACGGACAGAAGGTACGCCTCATAATCCTTCGCTCCAGGCACGTCCAATGCCACGTCACTTTCAAGGCCGACCGACCCGTGGCAGATGCCCACCAAAGGCGTCCATGTTCGCTGCGCAGACCACGCCAGCGACGGTACGGCGAAGTTCCACCAGTCGACGCAAAACACGACGTCCCATTGGGAGGCGTCAACACGGGCAGCCATTGAAACGGACAACCGGACCTCGTCGAAGGCGTCAGGAACGAAAAAGTCCAGGCTGCCTCCAACCCGATGAATGGCCGCGCCTTGTTCCCTCAACTCCCGCAGAATCGGCTCCGTGATATTCCTTTCATGGTAGCCAAGTTTGCCGACTACCAAGACCTTTGGGTGTGCATTGTTCATGCCTCCTTCCCTCCTACCAAATCGTTGACAGCCCGAATCCCCGCTGGCTCTATGCCGAAGTTGCCAACGACCATTTGCCGATCGAACAGTTCCAACTCCCATTCCAGCCGCTGCCCGTCAAGGAACCAGGCATACGGCACATCCTCGCCACGCCTGGCGTCGATGTGAAACAAACGGTCGCCCCATCGAAGGTCGCCCTTGAACCAATCCACGCCTGCCTCTAGTCGTTCCCACCCGTACCGATCGACTCGCCCAAGGTGATGCCACAACATTGCGCCAAAGTGCGGCATGTAGTCCGACAGCATGGTTAGGCGATAGCCCCACCGCGTTGTCATTGTCGGGCGGGTACTGTGGATCGTCACATTGCCGGCCGACGCCAACGCCTCCTTGAGACCTGACAGGTGGACGTAGGGGGCCGACATGCGCAACCGCTGCCCAATGAACTCCATTGCCTGCTCGGAGAGCCAAACAGGTTTTTCGCAACAAACGACAGCATTTGGCCATACCGACCCTACCTGCCAAATCAGTTGCTCGAAAACATGCGGAGGCGTCGCCAGAATCACCGCATCGGGATTCGTGTCTCCCAGCAACCAACTGAACGTCTCCGCGTACACACACCCTGCCTGCACAGGTGTCTCCTCCTCCAACCCGTCGAACCGGTTGACCCACCGATTCCTCGCGCGATCCAACGCCTCCCGGTTGCGGTCGACTATTGCCACAACCTGATAGCCAACCCGACCGCACGCGCAGGCATGGGCCATACCCAATCCGCTGATTCCAACGATTGCCACCTTCTTGGTCATATCAACCTCCAATCCCGCTCGGGAACATAGTTGCGAATTACCGCCGTAGGATCGCCGACAACCTGAGGCAGACGCAGGTAGCGAGGATCGAAATGGCGTACCTTTTCAAACACCAAGACGGTCGTTTCCTGTTGGCTTCCATCGGGGAATCTAGGACCGGCATCATGGGTGTGTGCCGCCAACAAGCCGAGTCCGAATTGACCTGCAAGCCTTACCTCGTTTCTCCAACCGACGACACGCCCGCACACCACGTCCACACGGTCGTCCGTCAGGAGGTTAAGGATCAATCGACCGCCGATCCTCAATACGCGGTTAAACTCGATAAGGGATTCCAGTTCACTCCGAACCTGGAAAAATCCGTTCAACATAATCAAGGCAGCAAACTCGCCGTCGCCATAAGGCAGGCACTCCGACACGCCACGGGCAACGGCAACGCATCCCGCTCCTTTTTTGGTCGCCTCTGCAAAACGGCGAGGGTTAGGTTCCACGCCATGCGTAATGCCATAACGCCCGAACAGATCACCACTACCACACCCGACCTCTAATACCTTGTCCGACGCCACAAGGTTGCCCAGGTACAGGTCCAGGATGGTTGCAGTATGGTCTGGGATCTCCTCGACTCCGGCCACCACATCCTGTTCGCTGTCGCTGTATTCGTCCTCGTCCAAGGCTCGCATTATGGCCTCAATATGATCCAGCCTGAACAGTTGCACCCGACCACTCCTTACGTTGAAAACACGGGATCTACCAAGCCGATCCGCGCAAAGGCCGTCCGACGCATGAAGCAAGGACCACACTCGCCGCAATGGAAATCGCCATCCTTGTAACAGGACCACGTCAGATCCAACGGGGCGTCAAGTGCAATGCCCAGGTTGGCAATTTCATGTTTCATTAGGTTGCCCAGCGGAGCCTCAATCGACACTTGATGCCCGTCGGCGACCGCATACTCGACTGCCTTGTCCAACAGGTGCGTAAACTGCTCCTCGTTGTCTGGGTATGCCCCAGACTCCTCAAGGTTATTCCCCAAGGCGACGACGCCGTAGCCGTGCGCCTCAGCGAAGGCGACAGCATGTGACAGCATGACCAGATTCCGAGCGGGTACCCATTCATGGGCGAACTCCGAACCCTCGATGCCTTCGGCAATTCTCGCCTCCTTGGACAGCAACGGCGAATTCCCTTTCAGATCCTCATAAGGCAGCGGCAGCACTCGGCAGGCACACGCCAAGGCGTCGGCAATCCTTCGCACCCGATCGACCTCCCTCGACTCCGCTCGGCAGCCGTAGGTGAAGTGCAACAGGCAGACGTCCTTGCCTTCGCGGACGTATTTGGTAGCCGCAACCGTCGAGTCCAAGCCCGCACTCGCGACGACGACCACGCGGTCCTTTGCGGCACGATCCCGAGGGATGAACAGCAATTGACGGGACGACAGGTTGACCGCCGAGTATGGTGGCAACTGAACAGGCCGCACACCCCAGGAACACAACGGCGACAGGTGCCGTTCCATCGAGGAGAAATAGACCGAATCCCCAACCGTCAAGAAGTGGATCGGCTTATAGTTGCAGGCCAAGTACACCGTACCCGAGTTCTCCGCAACGCAGGCAATGGCATACGACCCTTTGACCTGTGCCAGAGAATTGACGAACACCCGCAGGGATCTTCGGTCGACGTGTCGAGCCAACGCCATCGAGTCGACCTCCCCAGGCTTGGCTCCAAGGTCCCTGTCGTTGGCAATCGTCCCGTTGTGGACGAGGCGGTCATAAGGCTGCAACGGCGCCTGCTCGACCTCGGGCGTAGGCGTCGCTCGCCAGTTCCCCAGGCACGCGTTGCCTGCCTGTAGGTTGTACCACTCGACCCTCCCGCCGTCGCGACCTCTATCCCGTGCAGCGTCGCGGATACGCGATAGCAATGCCGACGACACGTTTCCGTTCCGTGAATAAGCTCCGAAGATTGAACACACCTTGGCGTCCCTTTTAATAACGTGTTTTGCCAGCCTCGAACTCAAAGGCGCGTCGGATGTATTCCAACTCGCCGTAGGATTTCTCCTTACGCATTGCCTCCAACCATCGCCCGTCCTTCTGCGCGGATCGCCAGTCAATCCATTGCATAGCCTCGTCGGCGTGTCGGCACACGGCGGCAATCGCCCCGAGGAATCGAGGCAACATAACAGCCAAAAACAGCCGCACCCCTCGCGACCGACAAAGCCGCATGTACCGCAACCACGCCATCAGGCTTACAAGTTGGACGAAACTGTATTCCCCATGCGTGATAAGCCGAGAGGCGTATAGGTCTGGGGTAACACCGTGGGCGACAAGCAACTCCTTGAGGTCGATCGGCAAGGCGTCGAACCTGTTACCTCGGACCCACTTCCTCCAAGGGTACGCAACGATACGCCCCGTGGCGGCGTCGAACAGGTGCAAATTGCCGAACCGAATCGGCGATCGCCAGGACGAGGAATCAAAGGAGTGGCAACGCACGGCAAGCGATTCGGGCCGGGTAAACCCTAGCCCGTGGATCTTGCACTCGCCACCCACCATTCGCCAACACCGTTCAATCCTCGCACCATAGGCGGTCGTGTTTTCCGTGACGCCACCAGACAGGCATACGTAGGGATTCACGTCGACCAATGACGGAAACACGGATTCGTCCTCGTCAATCGTCAAGACAGGCATCGGACGCAGGCCGAACTCCTCTACCATGCGGGCCAGATTCGCCGCTGTGGCTACCTTGTTGTCTATCACGTCCAAGGTAATGTACTGCCACCAATGCCTTTCTGTCGCCTTGCAGAAGGCGGCGTACTCCTCGACGGTGATAGGCTGACCACCTTCGCCCACGGAGTAGGCCCCGGAGTCCATCAGCCAACGAACTGACGGCACGCCCCATAATGCGTCCAGGTAGCGAATCCAGTCCCGTGTCGCCCGAATGAAGTAGTAGGATACCAGCAGGTTCACGCGGACCTCCGATGCCAGATGCCTTCGACCTTGCCTCGCTTGCGTCGCCCATCGTTGACCGCGCTCCGCTGGCGCACCAAGGGCATGAACGGCAGCCAATCGGCCTCGCCGTAATTTTCGCACACAATTACCTGCCCCCGCCGCGATCGACACCACAGCGAAAGGAGTCCGTAGTCCAGGCGATCGAAGGTGTAATGCCGACCGGCCGAACCTTGGTACGGCGGGTCGATAAACCACGTTATATCCAGCCGACCGTCGAGTTCCGACAGCGTGGCAAAAGACCGCTGTTCGATTGTCCAATGTTTGATCCGAGCCGCGCCGTCCGCTACGCGTTGCCTCGTCACTTCGCCCCATTGGCACGTCGGACGCAAGCCTGACCGCATCCACTTGCTCGCCTCATTGCACGGCTCGGAAGTGCAGTTGTTCACCCACCAGCCGATCAACCATCGCGCCTCTTGGCAGACGGGCATCTGCCGGACGTCCTCGTATCCGTCGCTGAACAGCGGCAGCCGCAGAATGTCCTCAGGCGTCGAACGGATCAGGAAATCCCACACGCCTACCACTCGCGGGTTGACGTCAAACAGTTTGACGGCGTGCCGATAGTACAGGCACGCATAGGACGCGCTTCCTGCAAACGGCTCTACGATCGTATCGCCGGGACGCGGGGCAGGGTACCTGCCCGCGATCCGGTGCTTGGAACCGTAGTAGGAAAACAGACGTGGCACGCGGTCGACGTCAGGCACGGCATCACTCCCCTGCGAGGTAATCGGCGCAAATCAATTCCAGACAACGCCCGACCGAGACACCGGCGTCGGACTCGCGGGTCCGCAGGCGTCGACAGGCTTGGTCGATCACCGCCCACTGTTCCTCAGTGACCTTGAGGGGAACCAATGTCACGGCGTTACCATCGGCCGTCGTCTTGTTGAAGGCAGGCATATCCTCCTCGGCAACGCCGTCCCACCGCATACTACCGAGCAAGGTCGACAACTCCTCGGCGTTGAAACCCGCTGCCTCGACCAGAGCCGCCTCGGACTCCTGCCCGATCGCCTCCAACTCGGCGGCCAGTTTGGCATGATCGAAGTCCGACAACTGGGAGGTTCGGTTGTCGGCGATCGCCAGCAGACGTCGACGAGGATCATCTGGGTCGAGGTCGTCACGAACAACCACCACCAGTTCGTCTCCCGACGTGTGGATTGGTTTCAAGCGGAGCCCCGCCTTGACGGCTGCGTGGTACGTCGCCTCCCCGCCGATGATGGTCCCCGTCTTGTCAACCACGATCGACCGGCCCCCGCCCAGATCCTTGACCGACTTCTCCACGGCCCCAAGCGACCGCTCGCCGTGACGGTTCACGTTGCGCGGATCCAGCTTGACCTCCACCGTCTCCGCTGCGGGCGTCGACCGTTTTTCGGCTACCTTTTTTTTCGTCGCCATACCTACACCTACCTCACTGCTTGAACTTGTCGGAATCCAACTACGCCGATTGATTGTTGGGCCGTGCCGCCGCCAACCGAAGGCGAATCTGTTTAAGCCTTTCCTCTGTCGGTTCGTCCGCAAGGCACGGATGCAAGGCGAGTTCATCCAGCATGGCGCACAAGGCGACCTTCACTTGTATCTCCGCCTCGACAGCCGACGAGGCAATTACCGATAGCATGTTGACCTGACGGTCCTCTACCTCTCGCAGCCGACTCGCCAGCGCCTTCTCACGGACCCATCCCGCCCAAATAAAAAAGGCAACGCAGGCGGTCGGTACGCCGAACTCCTTGGCAAACGCCAGCCATACGTTTTCCTGCTCCGTCGCCGCACGCACCACGTCCTCCACCTTGATAATTGCCTCCTGCGGCTCGATTGACGCCGACGTGACCTGCGAGTATGCAATCCCGCAGACGGGCAACACCGTCGCAATGGACAGCAACGCCGATACCACACCGAACACCGCAAGATCAGCCCTACGTTCCTTGGTCATTTTCTACCGATCCCTTCGCCCCCTGCCGTTTTGGACAAAAACCGCTAATTCCGACAAGATTTCTAACCGCC